CCTTGATGGCGTCCCTAGTGGCATCACTCGTAGCCTCGCGGACGGCTGACTCCATGAGATTATCCATTGATGGCGGCCAAGAGATCGCCCCTGATGGCGTCCCTGGTGGCGTCCCCGGTGGCGTACCAGGTGGCGGCCCAGGTGGCGTCCCTGATGGCGTCCCTGGTGGCGTAATCGAGGGCGGCATCCGCGGCGGCCCAGGTGGTGGCCCAGGTGGCGCCCTTGATGGCGTCCCTGGTGGCGACGCTCGTCGCCTCGCGGACGGCTGACTCCATGAGATTATCCATTACGAGGACTCCACTAGCTGCGGCTAGGGGATGATTACCGAGCGTCATGCAAAAATCAATGGAACCCGGTCGACGGCTCCACCGCCGGGGGTTGAGATTCCGACCATTTATCACCCTCGGTTACGGCGATCAGCAGACTGCGGCAGTTATGGTGGTTGGGTGGGGAATATATTTCCCACATTGGCGAATCAGCGGGATAGATTTTGCCGTCCAGTTCTTCGCAAATCGCCGAGGTGCGCGAATCCAGGATGGCCGTATACTCCAGCGCCTGGACGTAGCCGCCCAATGCCGGATCGGTGAACACGCCCATCCGCGCCTCGTTGATGGCGTCGAACGTGTTGGTACGCAGGGTGGTGCGCAGGCGCGCCGACGGGTCTTTGACGCCGATTTCCGCGCCCAGCCGCGCCCTGGCCTCGCTCTCGCTGATAACCCCGGTGTTGGCCAAATTGGTGTAGATATCCCGCTCCATATCCGGCCATGATTTGGAGTTTTTAACGCCCTGCAACAGGCCGTTGAGTACGACGGATAACGTCACGTCCGTCAGGTTGCCCGCCATGGTAAACGATCGCGCCTCCAGGTATGCGGCTGCATTATCTGCGATGGTCCCAAATCGCGCACGCCCCATGGAGGCCCGCCTCAGCTCACGCCAAGCGCTTTCCTCACCGACCACCCAGGCGTCGGAGAGTGCGGCCCGCGCCGCCTTGCGCAGACGCGCCTTGCTAGACGCCGGGAACTCCAGGCCCGTGATCTCATCGATATTGCCGCCGCCCTGGGGGAGCTTGAGTTTTTTTGCCTGCGCCAGCAGATCGGCGATAGTGCGATCCATTATGGCGGCTACCGCGTCCAAGCCACGCTCGGCGACAGACTCCGATTTGTAGCCGATCGCGGTAAAATCGACCCGTTTTACCGCCCGCTCCATTACAGCGACCTGCTCCGGGCGGCGCTCAACATCAGCCACCGACCGGCCAATGATGGTCGAGTCGAGGCCGTCATGCACGTGCATTTCCGGGGGAGCCGCTGGCGGGCGCGGCGGCGCGGGCGGTGGAGCGCCCCAGGTTGGCGCCGAGGCGCCCTTGACAAGCGGCTCCCCCGCCGCCGGGAAACGCAGCATCTCCCGGATCAGACCAGCATCCGTATCCGTTGGGATCACGGCCCCTACCTGCACGGCCTGAGCCCACATCCCGATGATTGCCTGTTTCATCGCGGCGGAAACCGGCGATAGGCGGATGCGAGGCCATGCCTCATCACCCCAATTGAGTTCGCCGATCTGCCTGAATAGCTGCTCGTTGAGGGCCTCCTGGAGCCGGTCTGCGTCGGCGTCCAGGGTCCACAAAAACGCCTCCAACTGAGTCTGGGATTGCGCAAACGATCCGGCGCCGCCAGCATCACTAATGCCTAGCAAATTGGGCACCAATAGGGCCTTGGCTATTTCGCGGTTGTGGTGAGCCACCGCCTTTTCAAATGCATCCGTGGTGGCGGGCGTCTGCAATGTCAAATCGACGCCAGCGGGGAGGCAAAACGCAGTCTTGGCCTGCACGTTGATTAGCGAGTTGTGCAGGTCTGTTTCGGCTTGGCTGCCTGGGCGGATGCCACCCTCCGCAGTCGGTTTTGCGATCAGAAACCCACTAGCATGGCGCTCAAGGTGGACGTTCCACAGGCGCAAGATGATATCTTTTGCATAGTAGGATCGGTAGGCTGCCCGCAGCTCCGACTCACCGTAGTGCTCGTCTACGTCTGGGTTTTGCACGTAGTGGATGATTTTATCCATCGGCACATCGATCTTGCTTTGCCCGATCTCCTGGATCAGAGCCTCGATGTTGCCGTAGGGGTCGGTGCGGAATGTAAACGTGTCGAAAGGGCGCAGCTTTAGCGCCTTGATGCCGATCCACGTCCGGCCATCTAGATTGATCTCGCCAAAAACCTTTTCGGTGATCGAAAATCCGTGATTGACCGCCGACATGATGCCGTTCATCGCGTCGACGAACGACCCGGACATGCCGGATACAATGGCCTCCGTGACCTCGATGCGGGCGGCCATCTCGGCGTCGGAGATGATCCCATCCGGGATGGTGAAACTCACCGTGCGCGACGTGATAGCATCGCGCCGGAATTTGACCACCGCCTTGACCTGCTCATCGGTCATCATTTTGCGATAGATCGAGGCGCCCTTTTTGCCGATCAGGCCGTCCGGGTTGTATTTGGGCAGTTTGCTGCCCATGTAAATCTGCGATTCGGAGTAGGCGACCTCGCCGCTGGGCGGCTGCTCTGGCGGCTCTTGTTTGGTTGGTGCAGGTCGGCGGAATCGGTCCCAAAAACCCATTAGATCACCACTCCGTGGATGTCATCATATCGCCGATACCGGTAACCGCGAATCCGTGACTCGCAACGTGGGGCGCCTGAGTAGCATACATCATAGCCCAGCTATCTGCACGATCCGGCGATTTGAGCCCCCGCTGTCGCATGGCCTCCTTGGTCTCCAGATCGTCAACCCGCTCCGCGCCTGGGCGCGATTTAACGGAGCACATCTGGGCCAAAAACTCATCCTGATCGTCACACCAACCGGTGGCGAAAGCGACGCGACCGGCGGCCAGATCGTCGCGCACGCACAGGTAGCTCTGCGTTCGGCGGTTGCGGTATTTAGCTGGGTTATCCGATGCGCCGCCGCCGCGATATGGGATAACCGTATGGCCCGCCCTAATCAATGCCCCGGCGGTGCCAGCGCCGACGCCCAGAGCGTCCACCACGATATCATCAGCGCCATACTCCCGCGCCAGGGCAGATGCGGCATCGGCGGCCAGGATCGGGGATTCGGCGGCGGGGAAGCGGCGGGCTACCTGCCGGAGACCGACTATTTTTGTCTGGTACAGGCGCGCCACAGTGATGACCGTTGCGTCAACCCCTCCATCTGCTACATCCACCGCCACTCTGGTGTGCGGGGTGCTACCGTCCCCGGCTGTGTCGGCGCGGGAGGCTGCGATGAGGTGGTCAAAATGGATTAGCTGATTGTCGTTGGCGGCGTCAAATGAGCAGAAAAACTCCTGCTGGATCAGGCCCTCCGCCATGCCAGCGTCACGCTCCGCCTGGATATCGGCCCGTGTCAGCGCCCCGGTGTCGTCAACCGTGAGCACCTCGCAGTACCATTCGTCTGGATTTTTTAGGGCGATTTGGTAGAGCGCGTAGCCGTGGTTGCGCCCGCGCGGCGTGAAATTAAAAACGGCCCACCCGCCGTTCTCTCGCAGGATGGGGCGGATGTACTCCCACGCCAGCGGGTCTTGGAGGGCGTACTCGCTAAATACACAACCGATGGGGTTGGTACCAACGATGCTATCCACGTTGTCCGTGCCGATTATCTGGATGACAGACCCATTGATGAGCCGGATTTTCATCTCGGTGTCGTTTTTGGATTGGATTAGCGACGCCGGGATGTGGGCCAAAAACGGGGAGCCGCCCTTGTCCATGCCGTCCCAGAGGATTTTTTTACCCTGGCGGTAGGTCGGGAAAAAATAGTAGTAGGCCCCGACGCGCTCCAGCGCCCGCTTGACCACTAGGTTAAAAAGGGTCTTGTCCTTGCCCGCTCGGCGATGCCAGACTACGACGATCCGTTTTATCCCGGCGTCTGCGGCGCGCAAAAATGGTAGCTGGTAATCGCGCGGGGTGAAACCGTATGGGATCGTTACAGGTGCCGTGGCGGTCACTTGTAGTTGACGATTTTGACGACTATTGGTGCCCCACCATCGCCGCCGATCTGGTGCTTCTGCACCTCGG